GGGGAGTGTGGGTTGGCAATTACCAGTGGAGTACCAGTCATGCAGGAGATGTATAATTCTTTTGTACGGCATGGGAAACCAAGTAAGCTAACCAAGTCCGTTGGATGGCAAAGTGGCATGTCCACAATGGCCAAAGGACTACATGCTCGGCATGAGGAAGTAAGCAGTGACGCTCGTTACTCCTTCTTTGTGGCCTTCGACATAACACCCGATGAGCAAGTGGCCCTCGAGGAGTATTACCGTAATTGGGAGTACAAACCGGGCTGCGACTGGGAAGCCGATTTATCGGACATCCGGGGAGCTCCCTTCTAGTCTTTAATGACAATATTAGTGGTAAATATTGTGAAGATGGTTAAAAATAATAATAAAAATTTAGATAAGATGCCGGGTGGCAATACAACCCGGAACAAGAGACGTAGTAAACGTCAACGTGATGTGTCACAAGCTAGTACAGTGAAGGGGCTTTTGGTCAGTAGACCATTTTCCTCCGTAATGAGCCAGGAATCACCCGGTAGGGCCTCCATGCGCGCAACGTTCCAAGTTCTCAGTGATACCAGTCACGGTGGGTTGGGCATGACTTTGTCAGATGGATTCCCTTCGTGGGCACCAAAAGTGGCAAATCTACTCAACAATTTTAAGTTCTGGCGTCTTGTGGACGCCAAGTTGACTTACACCGTGACAGGCGGGGCCGCAAGCCCCTACTATATCATTGGCAACGTATCCAACAACCCACTAACCTATGACATTTCCGTTATAGACGTCCTAGATGACGACTATGCGGGAGTGGCCAATGGGGTGGAGCAGTTGGTACTAGCTCCTCCCAAGTCGTATTGGCGGCTTGGGGTTTCAAACTGGAAGACGACTGGCACAGCCTCGGATTTATCCTTGGGTACCGCCGGTGTTTTCACGTTTGTAGGAGGCGGCGGGGCAACCCCAACCACTGTGGTTGGATGGTGCACCGTCGATCTTGAAGTGGAGTTCCACACTATGTAGAACCTGCTTCCAACACATACACAAGCCGTAAGGTTCTTGGTGGTGCAATATGGACCAACCTCTCTTTTGACGTTGGTTTTGCGTTCACAACGCGCACACCACACCAAACAAAATAAAATAAAAATTTCTTTTCATGCGTTCGAATTTGGACATGGATATTATAGACTACAATGAGTCTAGAGGTGAAGTGGGCTACCAACCCCCAGTAGCACTATAGGTACAAATAATATCCAATCAAATTCCTTTATATTTTTACATGTGCACATCTTACTTGACAGGTAGGATTGTGTTGGGACCTCCACAGTGTGGAGTTGGTCAGGATCAGTGTTTCAAAGCACTGGGGCTATCCGTGGACTTGTCAGCTTTA